CCATGGTCAGGCATCTGAACCATTGCATTCATATAGAAATGTGGTAGTTCAAAATGCCCAAACATATACTTACACTTGATCTTAGATACCTGTTTCCATTCGTCGCCCACTAGCCAAGGAATGAATCCTACATCACCTTTGACAATTGGTTCATTTAAAATTTGAATATTTGGATACAATTCTGCAAACTGAATACTGTTCATTTCTCTGGTATCTTTGTAGTATTCATCATGGTTGCCAGGAATCATGTAGACATTATCAAAGTTATCATTTAACTTTTGTAACCCTTTCAATGTATAGTTCAATGTGCTAACATTCACTGAAGCACGTTGATGATGCCAATCGCCACCAAATATACAAGTTTTAATATTTTGGTCTTTTGCTTTTTCAATCATCCAGTCTATAAACTTCAAACAATCCAAGTTGTGTGTCTTGGCATTGTTCTTCATTCCAAAATGGATATCTGTAAAAGCAATTACCTTATCAAATAAAGGCTCGCTATTCTTCAAGGTTAATCCTTTTCGTTGAAATCGCTATAAGTATTGATCTTTTGTTCTTCTAAAAGTTTCTTCATATTCATTTCGTGTTCAAGTTGTCTTGTGAAACTTGGCATAACACCTGAATCCTGCAAAATATCATCTCTAATATTTTGATTTTTCTTTTCAATATTCAAAACCCTTGTGAAACTATTTGTAATAGCGGCAGTGTAATATGCAAACGGATTTGCACCTTTACTTTCGTCAAACTGTAATCCAATCTGACTTAACTGCATGAGTGCTTGTCCACGCATTTCATCTACATATGTGTAACCACGCCAGTTACTTCTGGTACTGTATCTTTCAACAAGTTTCAAATACATGAATGCTAACTTGTTATTGATCTTACCATGATCTGTGCTGAAGTATCCGTTTTCAAGTCCACCTTTCCAGTGGCTCCTGCCAACTTCTTTGATTTCGTCATCAACATAAGCATAGTGCTTGTATGGAGGAAAGTTTACTTTCTCCTTGTAGTCTGCTTCTTTCTTAGGATTCTTTTTTGCTTCTTCTCTGTCAGGGATATGCTCAAATGTCATGACCCTAAAAACCAATTCGCTTTGATCAATTGAATTTGGATCTACATGAACTGCATCTTTACCTCTAGTTGACTTACCTTCTGATTTAAGTTTTTCAACCATTTGGTCTTTGATTCTTTTTGCTCTAGCCGCTTTTGCTTCTGCAATATGCTTAGGTATATCCTTTACACTAGGAACTATTAAATCAAATATTTCATAACTTTCATCTAGATAATAACTATATGTATTCTTGCTTTTGGCAATTTCCTTCAATAAGTCTTTGTTGTTTAAGTAATTTACTCTTCTAGCCATATATTTTTCCTATAATAAACATCTAGGATCTACCTAGTTGTTTTATAATATAACGTATTATGCCTTAACTGTCAAGTGAAAAATACCCAGATAACAACATGATAAATACTTTAACAGGAGTTATTATCATGAGAATGCATCAGTTACTTTTTGAAGCAAAAGCAACTAAAACTGTTGCTATATATCCAGGTAGGTTCCATCCGTTTCATAAAGGTCATAAGTTTGTATACGACTATTTATCTAAGAAATATGGCACTGTTTACATAGCAACGAGTGATAAACAAGAAGAAGGTTCACCATTTTCTTTTGAAGAAAAGAAAAAAATGATGATATTGACTGGTGTACCTGCAGATAGGATTGTTAACGAAAGACAACCGTATATTGCTTCAAACATAGTAAGTAGGTTAGATCCTAAAGACACTGGTGTAGTTTTTGGTGTTGGTAAGAAAGACATGGAAGGCGATAGTCCAAGATTCAAGATTGGATTAAAGAAAAACGGAGAGCCTACATATTACCAGAATAACACAGATGATAAAAGAACGCATGACGAGCATGGTTATTTAGAAGTAGTGCCAACACAAACATTCAAAGTATTAGGTGAACCTGCTACAAGTGCTACAGAATTAAGAAGACAGTATGCAACACTAGATGATGCATCTGCTATAAAATTTATAGAAGATTTATTTGGAAAACATGATGTAGAAGTACAAAATATCATGGACGACAAGTTGGGTAGAAAATAATGGACTTAGACAACAGTTACAGTATAGAGGCCAAAGGCAGACTCACTACAAAAACTTCTGGAGCATTCCAGGAAATTTTTGGTGATGCTGATATCGTAAAACCTTTGAGAGATTTTAACGGAATAGTGATGCCTTATAATCCTATGCTCAACATGAACTATCAAGCAAACTACAGTAACCAAACACCAATACACAGCAACTTTCAATATCCATTTTATCAAAATAGTTCCTTTGAGCCTTTTACAGCGAGTTTTGTTCTTACAGCAAACACACAAAAAGAAGCGAGATACACTCTCGCTTGTCATCATTTTTTAAGAACGTGTACCAAGATGGTACAATCAGGAAGTACTGATTTTACATCGGCGGACAAGACCGGGTCGCCTCCTCCAGTATTAAAGTTTAGTTCCTATGGAGATCAAATGTTCAAGGATATACCTGTAGTGATAAACAGTTATAACTTTACTCTTGAAAATGAAAAAATATTTGTAAATGTGATTGGCGAAGATGGCAGAAAGACAGAAACATATGTACCAGTTGAATGGACAATGATCGTAAGTCTAATGCCTGCATACAATCCTAAACAGAATCGTAAAAAATTCAATACAGCAGATTATGCTAATGGTAGACTAATAAGTGGCGGATATCAATAATGGCTCAGAATCACAAAGAATCATCACAGTATTTTGACACACCCTTGGTAGATAATTCTTATTTGGATATAGCAAGGATAAGACCGTTATTACCAGATGTTACAGATCAAGACTATACTGTGCCACCCAAATTTGCTAATAGACCAGATCTATTGGCATTTGAGTTATACAATAACCCAAATCTCTGGTGGGTATTCCAGTTACTGAACATGGATAAACTTGTTGATCCGCAAAACGATCTAGTTGAAGGTTTAGTAATAAGAATAGCAACCGCTGACAGAGTATTTGGGGAACTATTGTAATGGCGAATAATTTCAAAGCAAATAGTAGACCTGCAGATAATAAAACTGCTGACATGAGCTCAACCAGCACATCTCCTGCTAGTACCACAGTATATCTAAAACACGTTAGAGAAAACAAAATGGATAGCATTGATTTACCGACTTGTCTATGGTCTTTGTACATGATCAGTGAAGATGCATTTATGAACAATGATGACATGAATGCCATTAAACTATCCGGTAATGCTAGAAAAGTACTGATTGCTTCTTCAGGTAGGACAGATGAGTTCACTATAAGTAATGTTGTTATAGATACCAAGATAGGTATGCTACCTGGTGTGAACACAAATTTTACATTTGACATCACAACACCATATCAATCAGATTTTATAGATAAACTGTTAACATCTTCCGCTTTATTAGGAATCAACAATTATTCAAAGGCGCCACTATTACTAGAATTGAATATCAAAGGCAGAGATCCAAGTACAGGATTATCAAAACACTTCGCAACTAGAAATTTTGCTGTCTTTATCAAAGGCATGAATTTCAGTATCAATGAGGAAGGCGCTAGATACAGCATTGACGCCGCTTCTGTTAATGATTTTCCTAGAGGTGATGTAGCAGAAAATCTAAATGAACAAATCTCATTGAAAGGTGATAACCCTGAACAACTGCTCAAGGATCTTTCAGCCAAACTACTTGAAAGAGATGAAGCCTCTATTTCTGTAAGGAAGGCCATTGCAGATCAATATGAATTTACTTTTACAGATAATGCACAACAGATAGCAACTACAGATATCAAAGTTGACGAATATACTGCACCTAACAAGAGTGCTCCAAAGAACAAAGAAAAAGAAGAAAAAGTTACTGCCACAGAAAAGACAAATCATACGCCAAGCAAAAAGTTGGCAATTGATTATGAAAAAGGAACTGGCATAACGACTATAATAGAAAATTTAATGATGAATTCACCGGTGCTAAAGAAGAAAGTACAAGAATATAATGATAAGAATGAAAAATTTGCAGAGAAACTAAAAGCAGATGGCAAAGCCACAGGTGCTAAAAAAGTAAACATCAAACAGTTTTATAATTTTGACACACAAGTCACATACTTAGGTTATGATTTCCTAAGAAGAGATTATGCTAAGAAATTTGAATACAGAATCAGTATGTACGACACTCCTATTGGCTATGTTGGTCAAACTGATATCTCAACAGATAAAAAACAAAACGTAGATAGAATAAATGAAATTTCTGATAGGATAGGTATTAAAAAATTATATCACTATATGTACACTGGAAAAAATGATCAGATAATAGAATTACAGTACAACTTTGATAATATGTACTTCGTGGCAATAGGTGCCCAATCAGAAATCATTGATAGTTTCAAGTTCCTACCTGGCGTGAGATATGACGAAGGATTAACAAAGAAACTGGCTGAATCTAGAATAGCAAGTAAAACTTTAAAACTTTATGTACAATATGGTAAATCAACAGATGAAAAAGAAAAATTTAAACTCCAGCAGGAAATAATCAAAGGCAATCCCGATCTTAAAGCAAGATTGGATGCGGATATGGGCAGTGAAACCTTTGACAGTGCGGTTCAAAAAACATTACTGGAAGCTCAACAAAAAGTAGATGATGCAGACCAGGCACTAAGAAATTACAATAGTAAATTTGAATCATCAATTGATAATTATACTACACCAGGTGCAGTATCAACAGAAAATGAATTTGTCAAAGCATCAAGCAGAGTAGGACAAGCACTCAGTAATCAACAGAACAACAATGCCAGAGGCAATGGAGGTCAAATCACTGTTGCAGGAAAAGTAAATCCTAACGTTGGAACCAATACTATCTTTGCAGGAGATGTATCTAGACAAGCATTTATTGACTACTACAAAACAAAACCTTTGCCTGTGATGTTCCACGAGACTGGTAAAGTAACACAGACTGGTGTAGAAGGCGACACAGAACCAGGCGGCGGCTTGTTGGCACAGTATTTTAACAATGCAAAAAATGCTGGCGGTACAGGAGATATGATGAATGTTGAAATGACAATCAAAGGCGACTTGATGTATCTTCCAGACTTGTCAAGGAATTCTTCAAAAAATCCACACATTCAAACACAAAAACCTTTGATGATAATAGTTGTTAGCAATCAAGTCAGTGAATATAATAAAGATGGATTTATGAGGATCAACTCCAAGAACGCACTTAATGGATTGTACATGGTAGTGGCGGCAAATCACAAATGGACAGATGACGGGCAGTATACTATAACATTAGACTTGCGTAGAGAGTTAGGCACAGACTTGCACGGTCTATCTTTTAGAGGTGCAGAATACATAACTGATTTGAATATATAGGAAATTAGATGACTAAGAAAAAATATATCACTACAAATAAAGCATACAAGGAAACACCTGCACAATACAAAGGTGGAAACGCCAGTAGACACAACGGCATATACATCGCTGTTGTTAAAAAGTCATATGATCCACAGAAAATGGGTAGATTATTAGCATGGGTTCCTGACTTGGGCGGATTGGAAACTGATGAATCATATTGGAAATCTTTCAGTTATGCAAGTCCATTCGCAGGACAAAGTCCAGCCAAACCAGAATACATACAAGGCACTACATTTGAAAGTACGCCCGTTGCTTACGGTATGTGGTTTGTGCCACCTGATGAAGGTAATAAGATTGTAGTAGCGTTCCTAGACGGAGACGAGAATAGAGGTATATGGTTTGGTGCTCTACAAGAAAGTTACATGAATCACAGTATGCCAGATATTGCTTTTGCAAAGTCAAACAAAACAGGTCATCCCTTAGAAAGACCTGTAACAGAATACAACAAGCATGAAACTGTTGTCAACCCACACGAACCTGCAAGAGGTAGACCAGAACACACACCACGTTTTAACAGTTTAGTAGAAGCAGGACTTATCAGAGACTTTGTACGTGGTCCAACAACAAGTAACGCACAAAGAGAAACACCAAGTCAGGTATTTGGTATGAATACACCTGGTCCTATTGACGCTACACTTCCAAATGCGGCACAGGTAAAGAAAAGACATGGCGGTCATAGTCTGGTATTTGACGATGGTGATATCAGAGGTACTTCAGAATTAGTGAGATTGAGAACCAGGGGTGGACATCAGATATTACTACATGATAGTGCTGAATTAATTTATATTTCTAACAAAGAATCAACTGCTTGGGTTGAACTTGATAATAGAGGCAACATAAGCATTTATGGCAAAGGTGAGTTCAGTGTCAGAAGTGAAGGCAACATGAACTTGCACACAGATAAAAATTTAAACATTGGTGTTGATGGAAACTTAAATGTTAATGTTGGTGGTAATACAAGAATTAATCAAAGTGGCACAATGGATCATAGAATTGGTGGTGCAATCAAAGAAACATTTGCAAGTACAAGAGATACTAAGATCACAGGTGATGTTAAAACTGAATATGAAGCAGATTACGATTTAACAGTTGGTACAGAAACAACAATTAACACAGGTACACAATACAATGTTAGGGCAGGAACTAATATTAGGAATAGAGCGTTAGGTGGTGAGTTTACAGTTATCTCTGCATCAGACTTTGTTGCAAAGAGTGCCAATGTACATCTTAACCCTTCTAGTACACCTGCTTCACCTAATGATGCAGATAGTCCGGCTGAAGCAAGTAAGGTAAGTTTGAAAAGACACAAAAACATCACTGATCCATTAGAAGCATTGAGTCCGGGTAGTCATTCAAACAACAAAACATCTCCTACATCAACATTTCCTACAATGGAACCTTGGGTGGGTCATAAAACATCAAGTTCAAGTTACAGTTTTACAAACAGTGCCGCGGCGGGTAACCCGATACAAGAGAACACAAGTAATAGAGCAGAAACTTCGATAGAAGGTAATGCTCCTGCTAAGACTGGCGCAATTAGCTCTGTAGCAAATAAACCATTGGACTATGAAAATGCAGAAGGTAAATTTGTTGGAACAGGTTATGACAGTGCAGGCAATCCACAATACGAAAAAATTGAAGATTCATTAAATGAAACTGATGCAACTGCACAAGGCAAACCCCAATCACGTTTTGAAGTTAACGGTATGACAATAAGTGATAATGGATTAAAATTTGTTATGCATCATGAAGGCTTTAAAAAGAATATATACAAAGATGTTGCATTACTTCCTACTATTGGTGTAGGACACTTGCTATTACCAGAAGAGAATCAACGTGGTGCAATTAATATTGGTGGTACATTTATTAAGCCACCATTGACAGATGATCAAGTGATGGCATTGTTAAGACAGGATCTTGTAAGATTTATCAAATCAGTCCAAGAAGCCTGTAAAACAGAACTTACGCAAAACCAATTTGATGCGTGTGTGAGTTTATCATTTAACATTGGTGTTGGTGGATTTAAGAAAAGTAGTGTTGTAAAACGTATCAATTCAGATGATTTTCCAAATGTACCTGATGCGTTTATGATGTGGACGAAAGCCACCATAAATGGACAGCGTCAAGTTGTAAAAGGACTTGTAAATCGTAGAAGAGCAGAAGTTGACCTATTTACTAAACTTTCTAGCACAGAATAAAAAACTGCTTTAACCTAGGCGATAAATAAATATAGAGGCATATAATGACGTCATTTGTAGGATATAGTAGTAAAAATAAACTAAAAGGCCCATTCACCTTGCGTGATATGGATCTAAGTATTGCTGATTTTGTAAATCACCTTGAAACTAGAAAAGGTTCAAGAGTCATGTTGCCAGAATTTGGAAGTATATTACCTGAATTAGTAATGGAACCATTTACTTCAGATCTAGTTGAACAAATCAAAACTGAAGTATTGGATATAGCAACAGAAGATCCAAGATTGAAAATTAATAATGTAACAGTTGAGCAGGTTGAACAAGCACTATCTATTAGAATAAATGCGTTATATGTTCCAACCCAAGAAGAAAAAGAAATTGATTTGTTATATGAAAACTTTGGAATAACGGCGGAGAGTTAAGATGGCACAGTCTGTAAGACAAAATAATTTATTTGCGGCAGAAGATATTGACGTTATTGTAAGAAGTTTTTCCGAAATTAATTTTACATCATATGATTTTGACACTATCAAACAATCAATGTTGACTTACCTCAACAATAACTTTCCAGAAGAATTCAATGATTACATTGAAAGTTCAGAATTCATAGCAATCGTAGAACTACTAGCATACCTAGGACAACTTGTTAGTTTCAGAGCAGATTTAAATGCTAGAGAAAACTTTTTAGATACAGCAGAAAGAAAAGAAAGTGTTCTAAGAATTGCAAAGCAATTAAACTATAAAATTAAAAGAAACTTACCAGGCACTGGTACACTTAAAATTTTAAGTGTGCAGACAAACGAAAACGTAAAAGACAGTTTAGGCAACGACCTATCTAACATTCCAATTATTTGGGACGATCCAAGCAACGAAGATTACCAAGAACAATTCCTTACAGTTTTAAACGCCGCCTTTACAAGTCAGAACCAATTTGGTACACCGTTCAAGAAAGGCAGTGTAAGTGGAATCAGAACAGAATTATATCCATTGGATAATGTTACAAGATTGAATGTTGTGTATCCTTACTCAACTCCAATCAGTAACGATACAGTTGACATGGAACTGGTCAATCCTAACTTTATAGATGGACAATACATTTACGAAGAAAAACCTGATCCTGAATCAGCATTTAAATTGATTTACATGAATGACGGGTTAGGCAATAGCAGTGATAACACTGGCTTCTTCCTGTATACAAAGCAAGGTACGTTAAAAAACGAGGACTTCCAGATTGATAATCCATTGCCAAACAGGGTGCTCACAATCCTCGATGACAATATTAACGACCTTGATGTTTACTTTCAAGAGATCGACGGAGAAGGATCTGTTAAAGGTCAATGGGAAAAAGTTTCTAATGTTAGTGGAAACAATATTATCTTTAATGACATTGACAGCAGTACTAGGACAATATACGAAGTTGACACATTAGCAAATGGTGGAATACAACTTAAATTTGGTGACAACATTTTTGCATCAACTCCTTCTGGTACTTACAGATTATGGTACAGAACTAGTGAGAACAAGAAATATAGTATACGTCCAGATGAATTTGGTGAGAAGTCTGTAAACATACCGTATGTTTCAAAATCAGGCGAAACACATCTTTTAACAATGACGTATACACTGACATATACTATTAGTAATGCCGTAACAGCAGAGACAGTATCCGAAGTGAAAGTAAGAGCACCTCAAACATTCTACACTCAGGATAGAATGGTTAGTAGTATTGATTACAATGTGTATCCACTTATCAAATCAACAGATATTAAAAAGATCAAAAGCATAAACAGGACTCATGCAGGTCATAGCAGATATATTGATATCAACGATCCTACTGGTACTATCGCTAACACAAACGTATTTGGTGAAGATGGTATACTTTACAAGGAACCAAGTCAGCAAGAAAAAACTGCTACATTTGATACCAATCTAAATATTGAACAACTTATCAAAAAGCATATTGAAGTAATGTTTGGACATGATTCATTAACCAACTTCTTTTATGAAGACTATAGAAATAGTATTCTATCACAGAATCCAGATGAACTTACACTCCAAGGTAACAATAGATTAATATTTAATACTGATCAAAGTCAGGCTATGAATAATGTAGGCGTACTTGCACCACAAGTTGGTACACCAACCAATTGGACGACAAGTGGATTAGATGCTAACAGTCAATTTAAATTGATAAGAGAATTATGCGTTTTGGAATATGTTAATAGTGTAACATCTAAAACAGAAAATGTTGTAGTACAAAATATCACAGATAGAACAGATGATACAGGACATAGAATTACATTAAAAAGAAATGTCCCCAATGGTTCGCAGATTAGGAGAATTATTCCAGTATTTAGAAGAGTATTCAATACTACAGAACTAAATGCTATTGAAGAAGCAATTATTCAAAGTAATACATTTGGTATTGCTTACGACTATACAAATTCAACTACAGGCTTACCATCATTTAGATTGGTAAATGAAAATGATATTGCACCAGAAGATACTATAAGTTTTAATTATACAGCAGATGTTACTAGCAATAACCAAGACAGTAGTTGGTTAGTCAAATGTCAATACATTGGTAACAATCAATATAGAATCACTTCAAGAGGTGTAAGGTATATTTTTGAGAGTGATAAAGAAACAAGATTCTTCTTCAACAACGAATTTAAAACTGTTGATACAGCAACCGGTACAAGTAAAAAAGATTCAGTAACAGTACTTGCAACAAACTTGGATAATAAAAAACAATTAGAGTTTGTGAGAGTTACAAATCCTGGAATAGGATATGTTGACAATACAAATATTTCAATAGCAGTGGCAAATAATGACGGTGTTAATATTACGACAGCATTTACACCTTTCTTGAGTATCAATGATACTGTAGCAGGCACAGGTGCAAACGCTTGGGCCACTGGTGTTATGTCACAGAATCAGTCAAATTTAAACAATACGACACATATAATTGAAAACAGATATAAGAACGATGGATCAGGTGATGAAACTGATAGTTATACTAATTTAACTGCTACTTTACCTTTCTATATTAACAACCCAAGTTCGTCATATGATGGTACAAAAGATTTCAGTAGAACTGCAAAAATTATGGTTACATTTGATGGGTCAAACAATCTAACAAGTGTTAGTGTCATTGATGCAGGAGCAGGTTATAAGAATGTTAATGACCTATCTATTAAAGCAAAGACAGGTAACACTTATGCTATTTCTGATTCAGATGATATCGCTATGTTGAATTTTAACTCAGGTAGCATTTCAAATATAGTTTCAGAAACTGAAGCATTAGGTAAAAAGTACGACCCAGGTAGCACTATTACTATTGAAGGTCCAACTGCTTCGCTACCTACATATTTTAACAATGCAAGTAAAGACGCTACTGCAATTTTAGTATTAGATGACGTTACTAAATTAGAAAATGAAATATCATTTGATGTAGTAGACAGTTTTATATACGAGGATGGATATCAAGATCCACGTAAGATTATTATTAAACCTAGTGATACAGATGACGATAACGTTCCGGATCTGCCTCTAAGTTTTGAAAATATTATTGATAACACTGAGTATGTTTTCTTTGAAAGTTATACAGACTTTGATGGTTACACATATTACAGACCTGTAACTAACGAGTCAACAAGACCTGTAGTTTGTATTAACGAAAACAATTCAAGTAATCCTTTAACTATACCAGTAACAGTTAACACGTTAAATAGTCCTACTAATACTGATGGTACTAGTACGATAGTTTATAACAAGTTTGATAGAAGATTCTATAAGTTTTCCGGGACAATAGGTTCACAGATTGCAACTGTATTGCCTCAAGAAAATGATGCACTAGACACTGGTATCTTTACTTCAAACCAAGTAGATACTTTTTACAGAGCATACGTTGGTAGAGGATTTGTAGAATATAGTACAAATGTTAAAGCACCAGATGTTACCAGAAGTACATTTTTCTTTAACCACAAGCATTTTGCACCAGCAAATCAGCGTGTAGATCCGAGTGTAAGTAATGTTATTGATATGTATATTTTAACAGATACATATCATACGTCAGTTAAGAATTGGTTAAGTAGAAATGAAGATGTTAGTTTATTTCCAGTTCAACCAACTTCTGAAGAGTTGTTTAACACTTTCAATACACTGGGCGACAACAAAGCAATAAGTGATCAACTTGTATTCAGACCTAGCAGATTTAGATTATTGTTTGGTGCAAACGCAGAATCAGAATATCGTTGTAAGTTTAAAGTAATCAAAGTACCAGGTACAAAATTCAGCGACAACGAAATCAAATCAAAAGTTATTGAAGCAGTAAATGAATACTTCGATGTTGCAAACTGGGATTTTGGCGAAACATTTTATTACACAGAATTAAGTGCATATATACATCAAAAACTTACTGGTATCATTAGTTCAGTAGTTATTGTACCAGAAAATCAAAGTTCAAGATTTGGTAACTTGTTCCAAATTAGAGCAACAAGTGAAGAACTATTTTTGAGTACTGCAAAAGTATCAGACGTTGAAATTGTAAAAGGATTCACAGAACAAAATCTAAGAATTGGATTTACATCAAGTGATGACACAACTACAAGCACAATTACAACATCAAGTAACACAACTACAAGTGTTGGTCCTTATGCAGTTTACGGTACAGAAAATAGTGGAGGTTCAGCAAATGGTCTTGTTGGTTACTTCTATCCGTTGTACTTAACAAGTGATGCGGCATTAGCGGCATCATCAACCAATGCTATCCACGTTCATAGTTTTGAAGAATTCCCAGGTGTATCATTCTATATGCCAACAGAACAAATGAATCACGGTAAGACAACATTTGATACTTCATTGTATACACTTTATACAACTGAAATAAACACATCTACTACAGTGACTACAACAAATGGTACAGGTTCTTCTGGTTCAGGCGGATCAGGTGGTAGCGGAGGTTCAGGCAGTGGCTACTAATTATACCACATCAACTAGTTCAGATGTTCCAGCAGTAAACAATTCTCTGGCACAGAAAAGTTCAGTTAAACGTGCTTTTGAATATTTGCCAGAAAACTTGCAAACATCTATAAATGATAGATTCTTTGATGCTACTATTGATCAGTTATTTTCAAAACCAGATATATTAAAACTTATTGGCTATGTTGGTAAGAAACGTGAAGACTTAGGCGAGAAGAATGATTTTTATATTCCTGAGCCTAAGAAAGTTAGAAAAAATTATCAATTTGAACCAGCAGTGGTTACAAGAAATACTTTAACCAATGAAGTTGAATCAAGTTTATTTTATGAAGATATTATTAAAACATTAAGGTCTCAAGGTGCCATAGTTAACAATCACGATAGATTATTTAAAACTGATAGTTACAGTTATATGCCTCCTATCAACTTGGATATGTTGGTAAACTATCAAAACTACTTCTGGTACCCAGAAGGTCCTGCTGTACTAGATATCAAAGGTAATGAAAATAATGTAATCAATGTAGATACAAACATTATAGGACAAACAAACTACAAAACACCTGAAGGAATTGATCTTAAAAATGGATCAAGAGTTAGATTTATAAACAGTATTGCAACAAGTGTTAACACACAAAGCAATACTAAATTTACATACAATACTATCGAGCCATCTACATACCACAACAATACATTTATTGTAGAAGGTGTAGGTAAGTCGATAAGATTACTTCCGGAATCATTTGTTGATAGTACTTTAGCAACAGATGCACTAGATTACATTGTAATGGAAAGAGGTAGTTACAATAACAACAGATGGAGCAAAGGCAACTGTTGGTATCACAGAGATACGCTACTTCAAGTTACAGGTAGTAATAGTATTACAACAGTAACACAAGAAATATTTAAGAAATGGGATGGTAGTAATAGAGAAATTACTGTTACTGCTGGATCATTTGATGTAGGAGCAGTATTTACAATTAAGACAGTAGGTTCAACTGATTTTACATTAATTGGTTCACCTAACAATGATGTTGGCACTACGTTTACAGCAACAGGGCCAGGTGTAGGTACAGGTGAAGCAACTACAGATTCATTGATTGTAGACGTTAATGGTTCCCTTACAAATATACAATTACAAAACGGATGGACAACTGGTGACGATACTGTTGCTCAACCAAAGACAAAAGATATAGCACCAAAATTTTATGCAGATGACGTTACAGGATTTGATGCTGACAAGTGGGACGCTGAATTAATTGATTTAGATTTTGAATTTGATCTTAAGCAATCAAGACAAGCAACTAGACCTATTGTACAGTTTGATCATAATTTGGAATTACATAATTATGCACTTGAGCATTTAACTGAAATAGACATGATGGCTACAAGTGAACAGTTTTCTGAAATACAATTAGAGCCTAGTGCAACAATAGATGGCCGTATAGTACAAGATGGACACAAAATTGCATTCACTGATGATAGTAATGCTAACGAATTTATTGAGTGGGATACTACTCCGTTTGATGCAGGTGCATCAGGTTACACTACCGTACAACGCACTGATGATACAAGGTCGGTTACAAATAACTATTATGCAGGAGGCAGTAAACAAACTGTCAGAACAGGCACTTACATTTATGATACAACAAATCAAGAACCTGCAAGTCCAGTATCAGGTGTGGCATATCTAATCAATAGTACTTCAGGTACATGGACTCCTATAACTTCTTCAAGTGTATGGGACGTTAGATTTATTACGTCAGGTGAAAGTATTACAGGTAGAATTTATACTGTAAGATTTACAGGAAGTCCAGGAACTATAAATTTATTGTTTGAAGATCCTATAGAAATCCTAGATGATCAAAAAATATATGTTAGAGACGGTGAACGCAATGGCACTAAAGAATGGGTATGGAAAAATAACTCATGGACAGAACTGCAACACAAAGATTCAATAAACAAAGCACCATTATTCAAGTTATACGATAATGAAGGTGTTGAACTTGATAATGTTGCAAAATATCCAAACAGTATTCATGTAGGTAACAAAATCTTCAATTATAATGTTACAAACACTGGAACAGAAGATGCTGTGTTAGGACTTAAACTTACTAGAAAAGAATTACAACAAGTAAACGATATTGAGTTCAAGGACTTTTTAAGTGATAAACTTTACTATGGTCCTAACGAAATTAAAAGTTATTACTTCTGGGATAAGTTTGATATCAATCCAGATACAAGTGCAAACAATGATGTACCGCCAGCAGATAGAATAGTGAATAGATCTTTTGGTAACAACTGGAATTCAACAGGAACAATCAAACAAAGAGTTGTCAAAAAATATGTAGCAAGTTATGATGATGAAAATATCTTTGAATGCTCAGTGACACCAAATCTTTTACCTAATGGTATGTATGACATAGAAGTTCTAGTCAATGAAGAACCATTAGCACAAGACACAGCAACTAGAAATAACGATTTCTATTATGATGCGGCGAACAAGCGAGTCATTTTAAGATCAGAAAATATATTTGTTAAGGTTAAAACAGATAGTGTTATTGAATTGAAAATAGCAACAACAGAAGGCATTGAATTAGAAAATGATGCTTACTTTGAAATACCACATACACTAGAAGCCAATCCGGGCAATGAACAAGTTTCAACTATAACAATCAACGAAGGTATAAATCATTTTAAAAATATTATTGGATCACAAGTAAACTTTACAGGTGATGAACTAGGTTATAACAATTACACAGATACTGCACAAGATGGTAGTCTTGGCAGATTCATTATGCAACATGACGCACCTATGTTGTTGTTGGGACATTTGCTTAACAACAATAGTACCGTAGATATTGTAACATCATTGCGTCAATCAATGAAAAGTTTTGTTGAAACAAAATTAAGAATTTTACAAAATAGTTTGCAAGGTGATGCCTCAGGATTAGATATACCAGTAGAACTAGATAGAATTTTAACTGATCTTTACAGTGCAAATTATAATAACGGAAAATATCTTGATAGTAAAATGTTAGGTTATGGTACAAACTACACTTCATTTACTTTTACTAGGGAAGACAGTGCTACATATTACAATACAGTATGTAGTTATAATAAAACTGAATTTAGTCAGAAGAAAAAACTATACTATGTTTTTGTAAATGATATTCAACAAAATCAATTGGTTGACTACAATATAGAATTAGGTATTAACAATGATGGTGATATCGCAACTATAATTAGATTCAATAAAGAACTAGTTGATACTGATGTTGTAGTAATAAAAGAATACAGTAATTTAAGTAACTCGTTTGTAGCACCAACACCAGCGGCAATGGGCCTTACTAAAGTATATGTTCCGGAAATTTATTTGGATAACACATACAAAACTGACACATATGTAATACAAGGACACGACGGTAGTATTACACCTTGTTATGGTGAAACTGGAAATGATGTAAGAGATTTAATTTTATTAGAATTTGAAAAAAGGATATACAATAGTTTACCACAGGATATAATCAATATTGATAGAAAATTCTTGAATAGTGTGACAGTTTTACCTGGTAAGTTTAGAACAGCAGACTACAACCAAAAAGAAATAAACGAAATCACTAGTATATCGTTTAACAAATGGGTTATTAAGAACAATGTTGATTTTAGATCAAACAGTGATTATGATGACAATGATGCTTTTACATGGAACTTCAGTACAGTAACAGATAGATTTGGAGAAGTACTTCCAGGACACTGGAGAGCAATTTATCATTACTACTATGATACTGATAGACCTCATACGCACCCATGGGAGATGTTAGGATTCAGTATTAAACCAGATTGGTGGGAAACTGAATACGGTACTAATTATGGATCTGGCAATTCTAAGATGTGGAATCATCTAGAGCAAGGTATCATCATAGGTGGCGACAGAGAAAACTTTACCAATAATGTTTACCTTACAGATAATCCATACAGGAGAGTAGGACTTTCAGAAGTATTGCCGGTTGATAGCAGTGGTACGTTGCTTGATCCTATCAAGGCAAACATTGCCGGTGATAATAAGATCGACAACCAAGGTAACTATATGTTGCCTATCGTTAAGTACAGAGATGCAGAATGGGTATTTGGAGATCAAGGCGTTGCAGAATCAGCATACTGGAGAAGCAGTGAAGGTGTAGGTTCCATTGCAGAATTATTATATCTTACAAAGCCTGCACAGTTTGCGAGTATTGGCTGGAACACTCTATCATTTACAAAATCAAGAATTAGTAAAGATCAATTGATCAGTAACTTCAATGGTAGAAGGCTAGGACCAAATAACTTGCAAGAACATAGTGACACAAACTTTGTTTACGGTTATCAGAGCTTCATAAAAAATTACTTAACAAGTAAAGCATTGGATTATCAAACAAGATTTATAACACCTATTACCAAAACATATGTCAATCTTGCATACAAATATGGTGCATTTGTTGATAGTGATAGTTTAAAAGTTGAATTAGATAAACAGAATCCAAGCACACAAAACACTGCTATTTTCTATCCAAATGAAAATATTACTACAAAACTATACACACAGAACAGCGATAGTGTATTAACATACAGTGGTGTTATAGTTGAGAAAGTTGATCTTGGTTATAGGATAGCGGGATATGATTCCTACAAACCTTACTTCAAATATTTTGCACCTTATGAAACAGGACCTAAGGAAGTAATATCTGAGTTTGAGGGACAAAACTATGAAGTATACAAGAACTATGATTATGAAACAGTTTTACAATTAGACTACGGATCAACATTTAGAACCGAACAGCAAGTATTAAACTTCTTGATGGGGTATGAAGCATACTTAAAAAATCAAGGTTGGACATTTGATAACTTTGATGCTGAAGCAGGTGTGTTCAATGATTTTAAATTAAGTGCTAAAGAATTTTTGTTCTGGAACAAAACTACAAATTGGACAAATGGTTCATTCATTGCTTTGAGTCCATTTGCAACTCAAGCGAATATCACATTATCTCAAGGCTATGTTTCAAACATTGAGAGTATGTATGACGGAACATACAATATCTTAAACAAATATGGCAATAAGATTCCTATCAAAGATTACACTGTAGAGAGAATCAGTGACAGGGTACAAATAAAAACTATTAACAATGTTAATACAATATTTGGATTAAAACTAAATGTTGTAAACAGCGAACACGTTGCAATTTTTGATAACGTATCAAACTTCAATGATGTGATGTATGATCCAATACTTAGACTAAGGCAGGATCGTATTAAAATTAATATTAGAAAAACCACAGACTGGAATGGTAAAATAAGAGCCGATGGATTCTTAGTTACTGACAATAACATAATTCCTAACTTTGATACTACAGCAGATGACTTTAGAAAATTTTATAACAGACATGATACACTTACAAATGAAGCAATAAGAGATAGTGTTAGAAATCAATTTGGTTATGAACGTAGAGATTATCTAAACAATATCACATTAGATGACGATATTAGTTTTGAATTCTATACAGGTATGATTAAACAAAAAGGTTCTAAGAACAGCATCAATAAATTATTAAGATCAACTGTTATCAGTGGACTTGGTGAAATTGATATATTTGAAGAACTTGCATTTAAAGTTGGTTCATATGGTGGAACAGAAATTAATCTTACTAACGAAGTAAAGATACCAGCAAGTGATATTAAATCAAGCATACCGTTGTTTGAATTTGTAAATGATACAAGTGCAGATTGGGAAGACATAAAAACCGATGATGTTGTTACTATCAACAGACTTAAAGATCCAAGATGGACAGTTAAACCAAAATTACCAAACGATACAATATGGCCAACATTAGCAAAAGGTTATATGGATAATAATTATCTGCCAAACGCAGGTTATGTTTTAACTTCAGGCGAAGTAGACAATAATATTCCACTTACTATTTACAAAGCATTTGATCTAACTTCATTTGCCACATTAAGTGCAAGTAGTCAAACTAACAGACCTGCCACCGATGATTATGCATGGGTAGCAAAGCATTTAGATAACGACTGGCAGATTTCACAACTAAAACAAACGCCCAATGGTGAAACTATTGTATCATCGACTAAAAGTGCTACCAATGGCACTACAATAGATATAACATTGTCAGCAACAACACATGATATTAGTATAGATGACTTTGTTGAGATAAAAGGATTAAAATCAAGTACTGACTTAGATGTGGTTGCTGATGGAAACTATAAAGTTACCAATGTTGCAGGAGCAACAATAACAATTGAAGTATTCTCATCAGAAGATGGTGTGTCTGGTAACGGTGAAACAATTAAAGTTTGGAGAACAAGAAGGTTTTCTACAGGTGACTTAACTACAAACACAGGTGATTATAGATGGGTAGACAATTATGATAATACCGGCAGTTGGGCAGTAATTAATTCACTCAATGCATTGGTCAGACAGGAAAGCAAAAAGATTAATAGTAGATTATTCAAAGAAGCAGTGCTATATGATAACGTAGCAAAAACTAACGACTCTGAAATGTTCTTGAATGATCCTTACAAAGGATTGGTTTCAGGTGTAGCAAAAGAAAACTTAACATACATAGGTGATTATGATCCTGCCAGATATACTGTTACAGATAATATAGATAATATTTCTGAAAACGACTTTGTGTTTAATAAACAACAAGTAGGAGAATTATGGTGGGATACTAGTACCTGTAGATATATCGAATATGAACAACACACCAATAGATATAGAAAAGAAAATTGGGGTAGTTTCTTCCCAGGTTCTACTGTAAAAGTTTATGAATGGATAGAGAGTTCCGTAGCACCAGAAGCATACGCAGGTCCCGGAACACCAAGAGATCCTGAAGATTACGTTACAATAGATAGTTATGATGAGTTTTCAAATCAGATAACAACTTTCTACTATTTCTGGGTTGGTGGTTTGAATACTGTCCTTACATCAAAATACAACAGAACATCAAGTGTTATAGACATTGAAAATATAATTAAAGATCCACAAGGCAACGGTATAACTTGGTATGCACCTATCAGTGATATCACATCAACTAACAATGCTGGATTTATAACAAGTGGAATAAGTGATCTATTCACACAAAATGATAGTAGTATCAGTTTTAATTACAAAACAAATAACAAAGATCAAAACATACATAATCAATGGATACTATTGAGAGATGGTGATAGCAGAAGCGTAATTCCTGACATTTTACAAACTACACTTAAAAATAGTTTAACTGGTCATGTAATTTATCAAGGTAAATTTGAGCGTGTGCCTGATCCAGATCTAAATGAAACTAATAGTTATGGAAGTAGTATTAGACCTAGAAAGAGTTGGTTTAGAAATCATAAGATGGCAAAGAAAGTTTTTGCAAATCATGTTAATGAAGTTGTCAAAGCAATATGTTTAGATGATGTAAGACCTCAATGGAGTTCGTTCTTATTAAACAATCAATATATTGAAACACAGGATTGGATTGAAAGTGGACAAGGACCATACTTGGTTTCTTATACAGTTGACACTATTCAACAAAGAGATAATTTGAATTATGCTGTCACAGCAGGAGAAGTAATTAGAGTTGGCGATAACGTTAATTATGATGACTGGAAGTTTGGTGCAGACGGTCTTTGGAGTAAAATTTATAGTACAAATTGTACTTTTAAAATTAAAGATAAATTCTTTACAGATGAATATAGTATCAATAATGCAGAAAATATTAAAACAATTTATTCCACACTGGTTGATTACATATTCACAGAAAACTTGTTTGTAAATGTTAACAAACTATTCTTTGCAATGGTGAGATATGTATTAGCAGAGCAAGACAGTGTTGATTGGATATTTAAAACAAGTTATGTTAAACTTGCAGTTACAGAAAAAGATATTAAACAAGAAGTCAAGTATAAAAAAGATTTTGTTGTAAATGTGTTAGATTACTTTAATGAGATCAAACCTTACAGTACCAAAATCAGAGACTTTTTATCAGTTAAAGAAATACAAATGGATGTAGCAAATACAGGTGCTACAGACTTTGATAATCCTGCATATATTGATGCTAATGGTAACTTACAGTTTTATGATCCATTAAATGCAAATGATGCAACTGCTATGAAAGACTTGAAAATATACAGAGACTATTACAAAAATTATGGTAATAAGTTACAAACTGCTGAATCAACTAAAACATCAATTATAAGAGACTTACCATCTACATTCTCACAACACCCGGCTATGAACGGAAACGACTTTGAATATAGACTGTTAAAAAATATTAAAACAACAATGTTGTTTGATAGAATTAGTTTCATAGACAGAATTAAAACATATGAAGACTTTGTTTCATTAATAGAAAAGTTTGACAATGAATATATTAACAAACCAGAAAATGATAGCATCAATGACACAGATAGAAAAATCAATGGCGTACTTATAAACGATGCAGTTGGTAGAATAGTAAAATATGATCCAGTAACTCAAAACCTTATTGCTCTTTATAAAAAAGCACTAGGCGGAAGTCTACAGAACATTTACACAGATGTTACTACAAGTTGGATTAAATTTAATCTACAAAGATCAATTACAATGAGAGTTAATAGTTTATTAACGTATGGTGAAATTGAACGTACAACTGGAAACGAATTTGATTTTGATTGGGATCAGTTTTACAACTATCCAAATCCAAACACTGCTGGTTGGGATACATTTGGTTGGGATAACAACGATTTAGCATCTATTAGGAATGAACAGTTTGATATTAATAGTTGGGATCAAGACATTGAACTTGAGGAACTTAATGATGTAAATGCAACGATAGTTGATTACATTAAAGCAGGCAAAACTAATACAGAAATTAGAACGTTAATGGGCGATGGCGTTAATCAATGGAATGTAAAGAATTCAGAATTATCTTTATACAGACAATACTTAGATGTGTTGGATACACAAGTAGATGGTGGTAAGTTCTCTCATGTATCTTTCAAGGATACACCAGAAGAATTAGCAATGTTAACAGTAGCAGATGGTTTGATAGTATATGACATTGATACATCGGCAACGTCAACAACATTCTTAGACATTGACGATTACGGTGATCTAGGACCTACAGTTGATTGGACAGCAGGCGGGCCAACAATTACTGAAAACGGAAAGGTTGTAGTAGATGAAGGTTTGATTACACAGGCCGCTGGTACTCCAGATGTTGAGCTAGGAAAAATTACAAATACAGGTAATAACTTCGTACACATATACGATACTAACGGTAGAGACTTCTATGATATAACTAATAGTCATAGAGCGGAAAAAATGAAAACTTACAAGCCTAGTGGTATCGATTATACAAGTAATATAATTGAAGTAGGTAATGCAATAGGTGCAAGTTCAATGGTTGCTGGTTCGCAATATATTGTGGAAACTATTGGTAATACAGATTTTACACTAGTAGGTGGTGCCAACGAATTAGGAAATACTTTTTATGCAACAGGAGCAGGTGCTGGTTCGGGTACTGTAAAGAAAGTGTATCCATTAAAGTATCATGGTCCATTTGATGATTATACTAGACGTAGAACACAGGTAATCCTACTTAACTTGGATTCTGATATTAATAAAAATGATACAACGATTAGTATATCAGATGTCACAGGTATGTTTATACCTGACAGAGAAGCAACAAAAGCAGGATTAAATTCATTTGGTGTTGTAATGATAGGAAGTGAAGTAATATTCTATTACAACATAGATACAGTTAATAATAAGTTACTGGATTGTAAACGTGGACAATGGGGCACAAGTGCTAGAAATCACAGCATTAACCAGTTAGAAACCAAAGCAGTTCATGTACCAATAGATAGTGCTATCGATAGTTCAGCATTTGAAACAAATCAAGATCTATATGATATATTAAGTGGAAACATACTAGATTACGGTGCAACAGCAGATCCTATCACAGACTTCCCAGAAACACCGGGTATTGGTTGGGATTCAGGTAGTATTGTAGGACCTACATACACAGAGAGAGTATACGACTTTGGTAACTTGAATTAATTAAATACAAACATAAACATATGATAAATAATATAAAGGGTTAATAAACATGGAAAAGAATGCTAAACCAAATGATAAAGCAAATATTCTAGCGTCTGGTCATATCTTAATTAAAGATGTTACAGATGAGAAAAATCCTGTTGTTTTAGTAAACAAAAGGAATGCTATTCATTTTGGTAACTTTGCAAAGCATTTAGCATTCAGTTTAGCAAATAAGTCCAACCACGGTATCTTCTTTATGAATTTTGGAAACGGTGGTTCTTATATTAACAGTAATGGTGAAGTTGTATACAAAACAACTAATACATCAGATGCTCCTAGTTCATCAAGCAAGTTGTATAATCCTACATATGGTAAAGTTGTAGATAATACATCAAGTTTGGCTACTAGTCAGTCAAGTGACTATGTATTAAAAAACAATATTGTTGGTGTTGAAAGCACAACAAGTTACAGTGATATTGTTATTAGATGTACATTAGACTTGGGAGAGCCTACTAATCAAAGTGTATTTGATAGTGGAGCGGCAGATAACGACAGTTATACATTTGATGAATTAGGGTTGATATCTTTGGATCCTACTGTTGGAGCGGCTCAGTATGAAGATTCTAGCCAAAATATACCTAAGGGAATTTTGCTTACCCATGTAATTTTCCACCCAATTCAAAAAACTTTAAACAGAGTTATTGAAGTGGTTTATACTTTAAGAATACAAATGCAATAAGGAAACAGGTTGAGAAACAATGACATATTCAGTTAGAAGAACAAATGGACAGGCGCTTGTTGATGTTGCACCAGGTACTATTGATGTATCTCGTTCGATTACACTTATCGGTAAGAACTATGCCGGTTATGGTGCTTTGATCGCAGAAAACTTTGTACATCAATTAGAAAACTATGCAAACTCATCACCGCCTAACAATCCTCTAAGAGGACAATTATTTTATGATACCACAGAAGGTACATTAAAAGTTTTTACAGGTGACGATGACACCACTCAGTTTTTGAGAATGAATGTTACTAAATTAACTAGTAACGTTCCAACTACTGAGATTACAGATGCTAAAGAGCGTGAATTATATTATCATGCTCCAACAGGAACTACTGATCAAATCGCAAGATTAAAATATTACAATGGTTCAAACTTCTTTGATGTTTCACCAATGTCAAATTTTGGTTTTAGAATGGACGTAGTTAAAGTTAGAAAAACTAACACATCTGGAGAATACATGGTAAACGGTGTTGCTGATCCAACTTCAACAGGTAGCAACGCAGATACTACTTCAATTCTAGTTTATTCAAAAGAAATGGAAAGCAATGCGGCAGGCGGCAGTGCAACTAGAGCACTAAAAGTCATAGCAGTATTTTCAACAGAACCAAACGATGTAAGATTTGGTCCTTATGCAACTGGTGTAGGAAACAGTGATACATCAGAATATCCAGAAACTATAGGCAACACAACTGAAACTGTACTATCAAGACTTTTCTCAACCGATTCTAACTATATTGGTAGTACTAATCAATTTGGTCTATTTGCTTCTGATACTAATTCAGGTGTAGCGGCATTTGCGGCAGGTGCATCAGATGTTACTGCGGCACAAGTCACACACAGAGCAGTTTCACCAGGATTAAACAATAGCGGACTTATTGCAAGTATTGCATCAGCACCAACTGCTGACAACGCAACACAATTTAATAATCAAGGTCCAAGTTTCTACCTTGATTATGCAAACTTTAATAACAGTAATCAAGCATCTACATTGGCTACACCGTTCTTCGTAGACTTTGCAGATAACACACCTACACTTGATAACAGTTTTGATCTTGGTTCACCTACTAAGAAATTTGCAAACGTATATGCAACTACGTTTAATGGAGATTTGATAGGTAACGTTACAGGTAATGTAACTGGTACAGTTAGTGGTACTATTAGCACCACAGTTCCATCAAGTTTCCAAGATGTAAGTTGTGATGACTTAACAGTAGCAGGTAACTTGATTGTAAACGGTACAACTACAACTCTAAACGTTAACGAATTAGAAGTTGAAGATACTATTATTACTGTTGCAAAAAATACAACTAATGCACTATCTGCTAACGGTGCAGGATTTGAAATTGATTTGGGCAGTAACGGCTCAAGCACAATGACATTCCGTGCCGCTGATGATACAATGGTATTCAACAAAGATGTAGAAGCACCAAACTTCAAAGGTTTAGCAACATCAGCAAAATATGCTGACTTGGCAGAGAAGTACATCGCAGACAAAGAATACGATCCAGGTACAGTAGTTAAACTTGGTGGTAATGCTGAAATTACTGAAACAGTATCACAAGGTGATAAAGATGTATTTGGTGTAATTTCAACACAACCAGCATTTTTAATGAATGCAGAAGGCGAAGGGTTACCGGTTGCTATGACAGGTAAAGTACCAGTTAAAGTAGAAGGCCCTGTAGCCAAGGGCGAGAGACTAATTAGTTCAAATAGAGCAGGATTTGCACAAGGTATTGGTGCAAGAGGATATGATGCTAGAGAAGTAATTGGTAGAGCATTACAAGCACATGATGGGTCAGGTCCTGGCATAATCATGGCTATTGTTGGCGTTAGATAATCAAGATATTAGATTTAGATAAATAATGGTGTAGCGAGAGCTACACCATTTTAGTGTGGACACCCAGACACTTTAATAAACGGGTCTATAGTAAACTTGGGTCCAAGTAAGACTGTGAACGTGAGGATCAGTCGGGCGTTAGGCACCAAGGTGATATGGAGATAAAAAATGGCATATACTTCAGGTAGTGCTATTACCGCGGCAGATTATAATAGTTTTTATAATGATGTCAAAGATATTTACGGTGATAGCAATTCAAACGCAACATCTGATGCGGCATTAATTTTCGGTTATGGTGAGACAATGTTAGGTGCAACTGTTAGTGCAGGTGATACTATTACAGCGGCTCACTGGAATAACCTAGTTAAAATGATTCACAGATGTGCAGACCATCAAGGCACAAGTATTACACTTGGCGGTGGTCATTCCACTGACGTTGTTAGTGCAGGCGATACAATTTCACCAATCGCAAATTTAGCAAGTTCCATTACTTCAATCAGAACAAACAAGTTAAATGCAGATGCAAGTAACTTGACAACTGATTCACAAGATAGTGCAACTTACTCAAATGCGTGGGCCGGTGGTATTGTAAGAACACACACTCTAACTTGGTCAAGTTATAACGACTTACGTTATTTCTTCAACCAAGGTGGTAAGATCCAGCATTCATTTGCAACAGCAAATAGTTCTGGTTCAGCACAAGATGAGGAATGGGCAGACTTGATTACTAAGACTGGTACTATTACTTTTGGTATCAACAGTATTTCAAGATCAGGTTCCATTGCTATTAATACATCAGCGGCTGGTTTTACTGCAATAAACGGTTCAACGTCTGAACAAACTGTGTTTAAAGCATTTGCTGACAGTTCACCGTATACTGGTAACTTCGTAGAAGTAACGTATACATTAAACAGTGCAACTACACCATCAGCAATTACTGTTAAAACAAAGTTCACTGATGCACACTCAGCTCAAACTGGTAACTTTACAGGTGGCGGACTTGGTTCTGCTCCTAACGAAGGCCAAGGCTGGACAGGTGAAGACAGTGTAACGATTGATATTACAAGTACAACAAGTACAGTAAGAGCAAACGGTACATTCATCAACTCTGCGGCACCATCAGCATCAGGCGCGGCATGGACAGGTAGTTAATACTAATTAACTTAAAATAACCCTTTCTGGTTCGATAAATACATACATTAAATGTACTGTAAATTGACCAGGAAGGGTTTATTATGACAACTGAAATACAAAGTGTGCTAGAATATGCAGACTATAGATTTGTATTAAATAATCAAAAACAATTACTAAAAGAAAAGACACTACAACATCTAAGACATTCGCACAATGGTGGTAGTTTTAATATTGATTCTACTTTAATCAGTATGACGAGAGCACTAATAGATGGTGATAACACTACAATATATCTAATGGACACTAATAACAATCCTATAGAAATAAAAGAAGCACATATATTCTTAGATACTATTATTAAAAAATATATGGAAGTGATGAAACGTTATCATACTGAATATAAAGAACTTACAAAAAATAGAACAGTAAAGACACTGGTAAAATGACAAGAGGTGTGTTAATTTTTGCCCACAATAATGAGGGTATTGATTATGTAAAGTTGGCGTGTGCAACTGCATTAATGATCCGTAAAAATATGAGCGTTGATGGCATTACACTAGTCACTGATGATACTAGTCTTAATTACAGTTTAACTGATCACGAAAGTATTGCAAAATATTTCTTTGATGAGATAGTACAATATTCAAATCAAAATTTTACAAAAAAGACGTTTAGAGATCATATAAAGAGCGATAAAGTATTAACCTTTTACAACGGCGATCGTTGTCAAGCATGGGATATAACAAATTACGATGAAAACATAGTTATAGATGCAGATTATTTGATACAGTCGGATATTTTAAACAACTGTTGGGGAAGTGAAGAAAGTTTTATGGCCAACAAGCATATAACAACTATCAATACATTATTTCCTATGCAACAACCTCGTATCAACTTTCAAGGCATCGAACAATTTTGGGCAACAGCAATTTATTTTAAAAAAGATCAAGAAGCAAAACTAATATTTGACGCATGGAAAATGGTAAAAGAAAATCATCCTTATTACAAGTCATTGTATGATATTCCTGGTAAAACATTTAGGAATGATTTTGCATTATCAGTAGCATTACATATAACAGAAAATACTAATGTTTCTAGTTTACCAGATAACAGTTTATTAACCAGTTACGATGAAGATGATATTATTGATGTAGAACTTAACAAAATAATATTAGCAACTAGAGATAATGACAGAGCAGATTTCATGCCAGTTAAAGTAGAAGGCAGGAACGTTCATGTAATGAATAAATTTGCATTAACCAATCATATAGAAAAGATAATGGAGACTTACGCAGGTGAGTAGAGGTTATATTACTATTGCACAAAACAGTGGCGACTTGGATTATGTACGCATGGCATACGCACTAGCGGCCAGTATCAAAAAAACGCAAAGCGAAGTTGACGAGTTTGCAATCATTGTAGATCCTAATTACGAAATGCCAGAAGAATATAAATGGGCATTTGATTATATTATTCCTATGCCCTGGGGAGATATGGCCGAAGGAAAAGACTGGAAGATAAACAACAAATGGAAATACTATCATGTAACACCATTTGATGAAACTGTGGTACTTGATTGTGATATGTTGTTTACTAGAGATGTTTCGCACTGGTGGGATTTACTTGCCAGTAAAGATGTATGGGCCTGTACTCAAGTCAGAACATATAGAAATGATATTGCCACTAGCACATATTATAGAAAAGTATTTGTTGAAAATAAATTACCAAATGTATACACTGCATTCTTTTATTTTAAGAAGCCAAACAAAACAGCAGAAGAACTTTTCAAAATGGCAGAGTATATCACTGACAACAGATCAACATTCTACAACAAGTATTTAGATACAAGTGTACCTAGTTTCTTAAGTATGGATGTTGTATTTGCACTTGCAATGAAAATATGTGATCTAACTGACGAATGCATAGACGAAAGTTTACATCTACCTACATTCGTACACATGAAAGGTAAATTACAAAACCATCCAAATGTTGGAGAGAAGTGGCATGAATTTTTAGATGGACAATACATAGATAATCAAATATATGTAAATCAGTTTAGACAAAACTATCCATTTCATTATGTACAAAAAGAATGGTTAACAGATACAATTATTAAACAGATTGAGGATATGTAATGAAAGCAATGTATGTATACTTTGATGACAACGGCAAGATTGTTGGCATAGCAAACAAGCCATCATCTGATAACTATCCTGACACCAACGAAATGGAAACTGATATATCACAAGTGGAAGATTTTATTTTAGGAAATAAAAACACTTTGGAATATGTTGTTGTTAACAAAAACGGTGTACCTACTATTACAAAACCACAAGAGCTAACTGTACCTTTGAGTTGGAAGAAGTATTTACGTTTATATACGCCAACTACAGTAATGGAAGATTTTGATATTTTCATTGACAGAAACGTCAAAACCATTTATATTAATTTAACAGATAAGTTCTTGAAAGAATTAGAAGATAGTGGTACTGTATATAATTTAGGTGCTACAGGTAAGATTGAAGTTTATTTGTGTGATGCAAGGAATTACAAATTTGTTTATTATTCTATGAGTGTTAAACCAGGCGATTTATTTGCAAAAAAAGTTGAACCTATTAAATACAATATAGAGATTCCAAAAGATATAGTTTGCATGACAAAAAATATCTTCAACAAAACTAGTTTTAGGATATTATAATATGGAAAAGAGCGTACCAATTAATGAGTTGGATGTATTCTACATAAGTTACGATGAACCACGCAAGGAAGAACACTGGGCCAAGATACTGGATAATGTTCCGTGGGCAAAGCGTGTAGATGGTGTAAAGGGATTTGATAATGCACACAAAGAATGTGCTAGACAAAGTGAAACTGAAAGATTTGTAACCATAGATGGTGATAATGAAATTGATCCAAAGTTCTTTGATAACAGATTAACCATAACTGCCAAAACTGAAAAAAGTATTTTTAGTTGGAGTGCAGTTAACGTAATCAACGGATTGATTTATGGCAATGGCGGACTTAAAGTTTGGCCAGTAGATACTACACTTGCAATGAACACACACGAAGCCGCAGAGGGCGAAGTTGCGGCTGTTGACTTTTGCTGGGACTTAGACTATCAACAAAAGAATGATGTGTACAGTACAAGTTATCCAAACGGTAGTCCTTATCAGGCATTCAGAGCAGGCTTTCGCGAAGGTGTCAAGATGAGTCTGCACGAGGGCAGTAAAATTGGTATAAAAGATTTTAGACCTTTTGGTCCTGATGGCACAAAATATGAAGGCTGGAATAGTGGTGCTAGGATATGGCACAAGAATTATCAACGCATGATCATATGGATGACAGTTGGTGCAGATGTAGAAAATGGATTATGGGGTATGTTGGGTAGCAGGCTAGGTTGTCAGATGACAAACTTAACTGACTGGGACCATACACTTATTAGTGACTACGACTGGTTTACTAACTTCTTTGAAAATGATATTGCACCTAACTTTGCAGGTACAGATGAAACTTGTTATTACACAGGTTTAGATTGGAGCAAAGAAAAAGTATGGAATAGAATAAAAGAACTTGGCGAACAACTTAGAGTCGATCTTAATCTTAAGATTGCAGATTTCGATGAAGCAGGTTCAAAATTTTTCAAAGAAGTGTATGTTAATCCTACAAGAGTTGGATTTAACTACGATGAAAAGTTTACGGAGTGGTTGCAAATAAGCAGAAAAACATAATGACAAAACCAAATAAGAAATTTGAATTAACAGTTAGAGACATAGAAATAATAGAAATAGCACTTAGAGCAAAAGCAGGACGTAGAGGTATTGCTATTGCTGAAGGTGACACATCTCCGCAACTTAGAGAAGAGATGCGTGAAATACAAGAACTATTAGGTCGTATACATTCTCAAAAAAATTTCTATGCCAAGTTTACAGATGGCAAACCTTATGTGAGTGGATAATGTCTGGTGAGCTAGATATATACAGAGAAACTAAAAAGAAGATTGACAAAGTCAGTCCTAGTTTCTGTTTGGCTAAATGGCAACAAGTAACATTACACTTACACAATGGTCATACACATAGTTGTCACCATCCGCAAACACACAAGATACCTTTACAAGAATTAAAAGACAATCCTAGTGCTTTGCACAATACCAATTACAAAAAGCAACAACGTAAAAAAATGCTAGAAGGGTACAGGCCTTCAGAGTGTCAATATTGCTGGAATGTTGAAGACTTAGAAGGTGAACACTTTAGTGATAGAACTATTAAAAGTTCAAACGCTGACTGGGCCGCACCTTACTTTGACGATGTTATAGATGCAGGTTGGGAAGGTAATATTACACCACGTGCAGTAGAAGTAAGTTTTGGTAATGCTTGTAATTTTAAATGCACATACTGTAGTCCTATTTTTAGCAGTAAGTGGCAACAAGAAATACAAGAAAAAGGTCCGTATCCTACAAGTCAAAAATTTAATAATCTACATTGGATAGAACAAACGGATCGTAAACCTTTTTTGGAACGTGAAGATAATCCTTATGTAGATGCGTTTTGGCGTTGGTGGCCTGAACTAAGAACTAAACTTACAACATTTAGAATTACAGGCGGTGAGCCTTTAATGAATAAAAATACATTTCAAGTAATGGATGATCTTATTGAGAATCCTAATACAGAAATGGCATTAGACTTTAATACAAATTTATGTGTACCAGATAAACTTGTAAAACAGTTTGTAGAAAAAGCAAAAGTATTAACACTTGAAAACAAAGTTGATAGTGTTAAAATTCATACCAGTGTTGATACGCACGGTGCTCAGGCAGAATGGTTGCGTACAGGATTAAACTATCAGCAATGGTTAGATAATATGAATTACATATTAACTGAACTTCCAACTGTTAAAACTGCAATTATGTGTACAACTAATGCATTAAGTTTACCAAAGTTTAAATTTATGTTAAGAGACTTGTATAACTTAAAAGTAGATCATTATTTAGATGACAGAGCACCAGATGCAGGAGGCAACGGTTCACAATATGATAGAAGAGTTAGTACTGCTATCACAATGGCAATACTAAGACATCCGCATCATTTAAATGCACAGATACTACCAAAGGATCCATACTATTGGAATTTTTTAAATGATGCTAGAAATTATATGGCATCTAAGGAAGAAGGTAAACATGGTAACAAGCACTATCAAGGTTTCTTTGATTGGGAACTTGATACTATGGATAGATTTATAGATTACACTAAAAGCACCGTACAAGAAAGAGACTTCAATTTAGAAACTGCCAGAAGAGATTTTAGAATATTTGTTGATGAAAGCGATAAACGTAATGGAACAAACTTCTTAAAAACGTTTCCTGAATATGCAGATTTTTATCATAGTTGTGGTGCATTACTATGACCAACAAACCTATATGTAAAGCACCATTCATTGCATTAAGATATTCTGCTGACGGATATATGGTTCCTTGTTGTTGGATGAAAACTATTCCTTACTTAAAGAAGAATTCAACATCTATTGAATCTTATTGGGAAAATAAAACTATTAAAAAAATTAGACAGCAGATGTTAGATGGTGTATTACCAGAAGGTTGCAAAAGATGCACAAATGTTGATGATACTATTAACTATAGTAGGATAGAATTTTATGACAGAATACTTGATAAAGATTTAGATAATTACAGTGTTGATCAACCTTTAGGACTTTATCAGATAGATTTAAATTTTAGTAACAAATGTAACTTAAAATGCAGACACTGCGGGCCATGGAATAGTACTGCATGGGTAAAAGATTATAAACAATTACAACAACTAGAGCCTCACTTTAAAAATCTTAATTATAAGATAAACACGGATAGCACAGATTTAATACATCAAAAAAAGTATTTTAAAAATGTTAAAAGACTAGATTTCAAAGGCGGTGAGCCTATGATGCAAGATGAAATGTATATCCTTTTGGATAATCTAATTAAATGGGATTATGCAAAAAACATACATCTTGTATATATCACTAACGGAACTAAACCTTATGATCATTTAAAGGACCAGTGGAATAAATTTAAAAGTATAGGAATAGGTTTAAGTTTTGAAGCAACCGGTGATTTATTTTCCTATGTAAGAGGAGGTGAAGGATTTACTTGGAAACAATTTAATGAGAACTTACAAGGTTATACTAAAATTAATAATTTACAATATCTATCACTAACACATTCAATAATGAACTTTACATTATTTGATTTACCTCAGCAAGTAGAATTTATTATTGACACATATCATAGATATAATTTGAAACCAAAGGCTACAGTACATAATCATTTCTTTGATAATGTTGTAACAAATCCAGCATTTTTAGATCCTGTGATATTGCATAAGGATATAAAATTAAAATTAATAAAATTATATGAAAAATATAATTATAAGAGTATTGAGCCTATAAAGAATCGTTTAATATCAACACTAGAATATGACAACGAAAAACAATGGAAATTGTTTAAGTCTTATACTAAATCATTAGATAAAATAAGAAATACAAATTTAATAGATCATGTACCTGAGTTTGAAGATTATTTAGAATAAATATTGATATGCCAACTTATAAGAACAAAGACGAATCATATACAGAATACAGAGACAGGGTAGTAGATGCTATTAGTCCAAGTTTCTGTGGAGCAAAATGGTATAATGCAACTGTATGGTTAGGTAGCGGAACTACCACTAGTTGCCATCACCCGCCGGCACATAAAATACCAGTAGAAGAATTAAAAAGAAGTTACAAAGCATTACACAACACAGAATATAAAAAACTTGTTCGTAAACAAATGCTTGATGGAGAACGTCCAACTGAATGCGAATACTGTTGGAAGATCGAAGATCTTGGAAAAGATAAAGTAAGTGATAGAGTATACAAAAGTGTTATCTATAGTGATAGTGCTTTGAAAGAAGCAAAAACAAAATACGATTGGACACAAGATGTAGATCTAAAGACATTAGAAATAGCATTTGATGCAAACTGTAATTATGCTTGTTCATACTGCAATGCTAGTTTTAGTACAACATGGATGAATGATATTCGTAAGAACGGTGCATATCAAAACCTAGTATCAGATGGTGCAAGGGCATTCCAACAAGATGGTAAGTGGGCACAACCTTATGGTGTAAAGAACAAAGACAATCCTTACACAGAAGCATTTTGGGAATGGTGGACAAAAGAGTTGCAATACAGTTTAGAAGAACTTAGAGTCACAGGTGGCGAAGCAACTATGTCACAAGACTTTTGGAAACTTATGGATTGGTGGCAAGAAAATCCTAGTTGTGAAGTTAGACTTGCTGTTAACAGCAACTTAGGTCCAAAGCCAGAACTTATGCAAAGACTATGCGATGCCACACATAGTTTCAAGTACTTTGATTTGTATACAAGTAACGAAGCAACAGGCCTACAAGCAGAATATATAAGAGATGGTTTAGTATGGGATACATGGCTCAGTAACTGTCGTAAAATGATGAATGAGGGTAACTTACGTGAATTCCATATGATGCTTACTATTAACGCTCTATGCTTGTTTAGCCTACCAGAATTTTTAGATGAAATGTTAAAACTAAAAACAGAAAAAGATAATAAACATTTCCCTACAATGAGTTTTAACATATTGCGTTTTCCTAGTTTCCAAAGTGCATTAGTGTTACCACAAGAAATAAGACAAGAACGTGCTGATGCATTACAGCAATGGATCGATACTAATGGAGATAACAAGTATATACACGAAATGGAAATTGATGGAATCAAAAGATTGATCTCTTACCTAGAAGAGGTCGAAGAAGGTCATAAGTATACAAGTAGTATTGAAAGCAGACATAGAGACTTCAAGAGTTTTTATATGCAATATGACCTACGAAGAAACAAAAGTTTTGAAAAGGCTTTTGGTAATCACCCTAAACTAATAGATTGGTATAATAGTTTACCAGTCACTAACATAGAACCTATAGCAGGATTGTATGACGGCGATAGCACAAAAGGTTGGAAACACAAACAAGAACTTGAAGAACGTGCTAAACAAGAAGGCTGGGTACTTGATCCGCAAGGTGCTAATCCAGGCTCACAGGAGTATGTAGTAAAAAATGGATAACGAAAAATTAGAAAGACTAGAAACAAAAATAGAAAAATTATCTGTGCAAGTTGAAAAATTGAGCTTGACAGTAGAAAGATTAAGTAATAAACTAGAGCAACATATACAGTTTATTGACAACACATATGAAGGTCTAAGAAACCCAATCGAAGCGGCGAAACGTTTTTTAAGAAGATGACAGTAAACAAAGACAGCAAGGCATTTTGTATGGCACCATGGACACACCTTCACGTGTGGCCTAATGGTAATGCATATCCTTGTTGCATGACGCATATGGATCAACCAATTGGTAATGCAAGAAAAAGTAAATTGTATGACATTTGGAATAACGAAAAAATGCGTAAACTTAGACTTGATATGCTACAAGGCAAGTTCAATAGTCTATGCAATAGATGTTTTGAACTAGACAATTCAGGTAGTAACAGTTTAAGAAAACACATGAATAGAACGTTTACTACACATGATGATGTTGTTGAATCTACTAAAGAAGATGGCACAGTTGACAAGTTCAACATGGCATACATGGATATTAGATTCAGTAATATTTGTAACTTAAAATGTAGATCATGTGGTCCACATTTAAGTAGTGGTTGGTATGAAGATCACAAGAAATTGTATCCCAATGGTAACAATGACTTTCCAAAGATTGATCATGCAACTGATGATCCTGAAACACTTTGGCAACAACTAGTACCATTGCTTGATACAACAGAAGAGATCTATTTTGCGGGAGGTGAACCTTTGATAATGGAGGAACACTATCGTATTTTAAAATGGCTTATAGAGAACAACAGAACAGATGTAAGGATAAGATATAATACAAACTTTAGCAAACTAAAATTCAAGAAAGATGATGTTATAGAACTTTGGAAAAAGTTTAACAGTGTAAGTATAGGAGCAAGTCTTGACGCTATGGGGCAACGTGGCGAATACATGAGAAAAGGTCAAAACTGGGCTGAAGTTGTTTCCAATCGAGAACGCTTAATCCAAGAGGCTCCACACGTTGAATTTTTTGTTAGTTCAACTTATAGTCTAATGAACAGTCTTCATCTGCCGGACTTTCACAGAGAATGGTTAGAAAAGAAATACATAGACAAACATAGTTTTAACATCAATATCTTAACTGAGCCTAGGGCTTATAACCTACAGATATTACCACACGAAGTCAAAGTACTAGTGGAACAAAAAATAGAAAACCATATAAACTGGTTGCAAGAAACATACGGTAATATGGAATACGGACATGAAAACTATCAGCATGACAACGCAGAGAGTGTAATAAATCACTGGAAGTCAGCAGTTAAGTTCATGTACACAAATGACAGAAGCGATGAGATATCGCACTTTTTTGATCGTAACAATAAAGTTGATGGTATTAGAAACGAGAAGTTCTTTGATACATTTCCAGAACTAGATGTATTAAGAAGAAAGTATTCTAATCACAGGGTCTAATAAAAACTCTGCAACTTTATTGTTACCTCTTTCATCTAAATGAAAACCATCATCTATTATTAGATCTTCCATGTTGATATAATCTTGTATATTGCCAACATAGTTAACATCTGGAGTAACAGGCTGGTTGTTTAACCAATTAAAGAACAAATGAGGTTTGTTGTTAA